TTCTCTAGTAGCTTGCTCTGCTCCTTCAGGACCTTTTGTTTTTAATGGATTTCCAAATCTTAATAATCTAGAAAGCGCTACCATAGCTCTTTCTTTTTCACCAATTGTCATTAAATAATAATTTTTACCTTGGATAGTCGCTTGATATGCTTTGCCCATAAATTGTAAAAAGAAAAATTGGCCATTATGTAATAAAATTTTAAAAGTAGTTGGTTTTGGTGCTACTACATATATAGCTGTTATGTACTCTCCAAAAGACGGAGTCATTAAATATTCAAGAGTTGTTTTAAGACCTTGATACTTATTAAGAATAAATGCCATAGGATTTTCTTCAAAAGTTTCATTAAACTCTTGTAATAATATATTTTTTAATATATCTTTATTAACTAAATCCATAATTACTTACTCTTTTTATATTTTTTTATTTCAAATAGATCTTCCATAATATCTGATAAAGACATACTATCTGTGTCTTGATATTCATAGTCATGATAGTTTGTATTAGCTTGACTTATGAAATTTTGAGCATTTGTAATATGATCTTGAATCCAGGCTGGAATATTTTTTTCTTCTCCACCTATTTTTTGTAATAACTCTTGTGCATTTTTAATAATATCACTAAGACTATTGTCTGCCATAGAAACTTCATGATCTTGAGTATCTTCATTCATCCCTGAAGTAGTTTCTCCAGTATGATCTGCTGGTTTAGGATCTAATATCCATCCATAATCTTCTAGTACATCATAGTTGGCTAAAAGTTTTTTAATTTCAGCTTTACCTGTACTAGATAAGTTTCCATATTTATCTGCATATCCAATAATAGTATCTTCTAATTGATTATATAGATCACTATCCGTTCCAAAATCATTAGATATTCTATCTAATAGATCATGAATAGCAGGTCCTCCAGGAAAGTTAGGATCATTATGATGCTCTTCTACGCCTGCTTTTTTACCAACTCTAAGTGCTGCAAAATCTCCAGCATCTAATTTATCTACTGGTGGATCTAATTTAGCTATCTGTTTTTGTTTATCAGTTAAATTAATCTCTTCTGATGTATCTTCTAATAAACGGTGTTTCCAATATGATAAACTACTATTCATGTTTATTTATTTTTATTTATTTTTATTTATTTTTATTTATTTCTTTTGCTGCTTTTACTGCTAAATTATATGCCTTAGAACCTTTTCTTGCTGGTTTTTCTCCTCTAGCTCTTTGAGCTCTTATATTGTGCCAAAGACCTTTATTTTTTTCTTGTAATTCTTGAGTTTTTGGCTCAAACCAATTTGAACACCATTTTGTAGGATCTTCTATTTGTTGACCAGCTTCATCAACTAATTGATTTGTGTTCATATAGTCTGCATAATCTTGATTACTACACATGTGCATGTCGCCTTCTTTATAGTAATACTCACATACAGCACAACTAAATCCAACAGAAGAATACATGTATGGTTTTTGTCTTCCGTTTTGATGCTCTCTTAATAAGTCTATTAATTTTATCATTATAAATAAATATCACCTTTTACACCAGGTGCCATTTTTCTTATCAATTGTTGTTTTGTATATTTTTTAGCTAGTGGTGTGTTCATTAAATCAAGATAGCCTCCTACTTTTAGATCATTGGGTAAAGTTTCTATTTTAGTATAGCTTAAATCAAGATCACCTACTACTTCTAGACCTTTAGGTAAAGTTTTGATTGGTGTATAATTTAAATATAGATCTCCTCCTACTTTTAGGCCATTAGGTAAACTTGTGATTGGTTTTTTGTATAAATCTAAAGATCCTTTACTACCGTCTTTTATGTACTGCTGTAATTTTTTTTGAATACTAATATTATAGTTTTTAGACCTTTCTTCTTTAGAACGTCTAGGAGTAAAAAATTCTTCTTCTTTTAATAAATCTATTAATTTTATCATATTTTTACCATTTTCGACAACTCCAATATCTAGCTTTCCAGCGCGGGCCAGGATTAGTATCACAATGATGTCTTGCTCTAAAACTCTTTCGTCTTTTAGGATTATTCTTTTTTATATGAACTCCTTTTTGCCCAAAATTAACTTTAACAACATTACCTTTAGCATTTTTTACATAAACTTTGAATTTTTTTGTATCTCCAGCCATTGGTTTACCTAATGGTACTGTTCTACCTTGATATTTAGCTTCTAAAATAGGTTGTTGCCAACACTCTTTTATGTATTCAGCTAAACACTGAGGACAAAACTCTCCTGAATTAAATTCGTGTATCATATTAATGTAAAAATGTAAGTTTATATTTAGTAGATTCTATTAAATCAATAATTTCATCAACTTGATTTTGTATATATGAATCTTGTGGTATTTGAGTTCTAATTGTTTCTACAAATTTACATAATCCTTGAAAATATAATAATGGATTTTGATCTTCTTTTATCATTGAAGTCATTCTATAACCTCTAATAATACCATACCTTCCTTGAACTGATTCAGTTATACTGTCTATTAAATCAATTATACTAGTATAATAATCTTCCAATGCTTTATGAGCTGCAAAAGATCCAGCACCTTCAGCTTGAAGATGGTATATATGTGCTTGATTACGACTTTGCATTAAAGTTCCTATTAAAGACGCAAATTGTTCCATTATTTTTTATTTTTTACTAATTTATTATAATCATTCATAGACAAAGATCTACCAGATTTTGATAATTCTATAGCTTTTTCAGCTACATTATGTAAATCAATATCTGATTTTGCATCTTCTTTTGCATACTCTAATAATCTAATAAATAAAGGGATATTTAATGTTATTTTATCTGTAGGATTAATTACCTCTTTTAGTAGATCTATTAGTTTCATTATTTCGTTTCTTCTTTTTTATCTAATTCTTTTTTTGACTTCTCAATTCTTTCTAGCTTACCCATTAAATCATCAATTTGAGATGTTATTTTTGCAATATGATCTCTATGTTGTTTTGCATTTTTAGGATCTTCTTTAGCTAAATTAATATGCTCTTTATGTTTTTTCTCTAATTGAGTAATTGCTTTTTTAATTTTATCAGATGTTGAAGATTTCTTCTCTTCTAACATGGCTTCTTTATTACAGTAATCTTCATACAATCCTTTAGCAGCAGAGTTTGCCATTTCCTGGTCTGGATATACTGCATGAATTTGATCATGAGACATTTTATCTGAAGGAATTCCTTGTATTGGATTAAATGGAGTAACTAAAGAATCTTGAGTACATCCAGAATAAGGAATTTGTACAGCATATAAGTCTGTTATAGCTCCATCAATACCTTCTTTTTTTACTTTTTTAGGAAGACCTTTATGTTTAGTTGATGCGTAGTCAGTAACATCTCCTTTTTTCATTGATTTTGCCATTTTTTGGGCTTTAGGTGATGCTTCAGAAGGCTTCATATCACCAGTTTGTAGTGCATGAACTATTCCCATTAATTTTTGTTGTTGTTTTGAATGCGAAGGCATACTATAATGTTTTTAATAAATATCTATATTTTTTAGTTTATCCAAATTAGCCTTTATTTCTTCATACATCTTAGTCTTATCTCCTCCAGACCAACTTTCTATATCTCCTGCTTCTGAAATAAAACTATCTTTATCTAAAAACCATTGATTTAAAGCCTGCTCAACCTCTTCTAAACTAGCATTTTTATTGGAGTTTATCATTGATTTTTCATATTGATCATAAGAACCATCAGCCTTCATATTCGTTTCCATAATTACTACGCAATCTAAACATTTTTTATGTATTGAATACATTTTTTTGTTTATTTCAGTAGATTTCATAGGTTTTCCACAACTAGGACATGTTAACGGCAATAAAAATATCCCTTTAAACTTATCTAATTTAGTAATTGTTTGTTTTATTCCATTTTTAATAGTCCATAATTTTTCATTTTCTTCCCAAGTATCACCTTCTTTATGATCTATTTGTTTTTTTTCCCAACCTGCTGAAACTTGAGTCCTATCTCCTGATTTACCAGTTATGAGATTTCTCATTCTTTGTACATCACTTTTTTTAAACTCTTTTTTTAACGTAGACTCTTTTGGTAGCATATAACTTATTTTTTATTTTGTAATTCTATTAATAATAGTTGTTTTATTATTTGTTTATTTTCGTAAATTTTATTATTTTTTTGACCAAACTCTCTCATTATTATTCCTGATATTGAGTTTGCTTCATTTTCTATATCTGATCCAGTATTTCCATCATTATCACTTTTAAGTTGACCTAATTCATTCTGTTTATGATGAACTAATTCATGTGATAAAGTTCTTAATATATCCGCTAAATTTCTATTATTAATATATACTGTTAACGTCTTATAATATGGATTATACCCACCAAAACTACGATTTTCAGTAACCCACTTTCTGTCTGTTATAAATTCTATATTAGGTAAATAATCTATTTGTAATTTTTGTTTACAAAAATCAATAAATTCATTTATAATTATTTGTTTTTTATCTTGTTCCATATATTATATTATTATCTTTGAATCGCTCTATTTGCGGCAGTGAATCCTGATCTATTAACTAGTTTTATATCTCCTTTAGGATCTGATATTACATAACCCTCACCTCCTGCTAAATCACCTATAGAGGATTTAACTCCTAAATCTTGAGAATCTAATTGATTTATTAAATCATCTTTTATTGCTATTATACCTTGTACTGTTAAAAATAATTTATCTAATGATTTTATATTATTATTACAATATTCTATAATATTATTTTTTTTAATTTCAGATAAAGATGATTCTTTTTTTATAAACTCAATAAATTCTCTACTAGTTAATGATTTTAAATTATCTACTTTTGAATTTGTAAATTTATATAATAAATCAGGAAGATTTGAAATTTTCATAGATACTAATTTAGATTTGTCTAATAGTGTATCTATATCTTTTGCATTGGCTGATATTTGATTTTTAATATTTGATATATTACTAATATTAACTTTAGGAGGATTTTGTATAAATACTGGAGGTACTACAAATAATCCAGAATCAGTCTTAAAATTATAGTCTGATATATTTTTAATAGGAATTTCTTGACCTTCTGTAGAAATATATCTATGTAATACCACTCCTACTTTACTTGCTCCAATTTTTTTTCCCATATCACTATCAGCTAATACTGAATATGTAGTTATATTTGGTTTAAATACATAATGATCATTTTCTATTCCTGGAGTAGATTGGTATAATAGATCTCCTTTAAAAAATCCTTTTAAGTTTTTTGGAAAAGAATTTTTAAATATATTAAAAATATTGCCCATACTATTTGCAAAATTAATATATTGTTTAGATATAGGTTTACCAGATTTTTTTCCTCTATTTAAAAACATATTCTTTAATTCTTCACCAGAAGTTGCTTTACCATTATATCCTTTTGCTGTAAAACCAGATTTATCTGTTAGAATAAATTTACCGTCATCTCCTACACCAAATATTACTGCTGGACTGCCATCCCATTTTACTGACGCTTTATTTGGATCTTTAACTATAGACAACATAGTTGCTAAAGCTCTTTTTGCACCTTTACTACCTTCCCAATATGTTAAATCTTCTGGGTGTTGTATTCTTGCTTCAGCTTCATTTATTAGTTCTTCATTTAATGTTAATCCTTTTTTATCAAAATCAGTTTCTGCTTGCGCTATTAAGTTTTTATAATTGGGTTTATTTTTTATAATATTGATTATTGATTCTACATTAGATAAATCTTCCCTAGTAGCATTATCTCCTAATAATATTTTAGCAATTTCATCAGGATTTTTTGTAATAACTTTATTTGTTTGTCTATCTACTAATCCATTTATATAAGACCACTTTAATCCTAATGCTTTTGCAATAGATGACATTAATAAATGACGATCTACTCCTTTAAATTTAGAATTATCAGCACCTCCTTTCATACTAAATTTCATCCAGTCTCTATCTCCAAACATAAAGTCAGATTGTACATAACCATTTTTAGGATCTCCATTAATTGGAGTTTTTAAATGTACATTAGTACCGATTTTTTTAATATCATTTTTTGAAAAATATTTAGACAATAAAGATACTAGATCATTTTTTGAAATTTCATTTTCATCAACAGCTAAATCTAAATCTCCACTACTGTCTTTTTTACCAGTAGTTCCTAACATATTATCTACTAAATCTAAATTAGTTATTTTCTCTAAGTATTTTACAGTAGGTATTACATCTATTTTATTTATTCTTTGAGTAGCTTCTTTACCATCTTCAGTTTTAAAAACATGGCCTCCTTCATTTAATAAATTCTTACTAATACCCTCTACTAATATTTTTATTATAGATTCATTAATTTTTTTATTTTGTGTAAATTTTTTGTATAATAAATCTTGTAATTTAGGATCTTCAAATCCAAATATATACTTAAATAATTTAGAATTTTGTTTTGGATCTTGAGATAAAGCTTTTCTAATTTCTGTTCCACTCATTTCACCATATCCTGGTATTTCTAATGAAACATGTGGTGCTACAATTAAATAACCATGCTCTGTATATGGAGCTAATGGTTTTTTTGGATCATATACTTGAAAATATGAGTCTTTTCCAGATTTTAATTTTCCTATTTTAAATCTAGGATCTTCTTGCATATCTTTAGATCCTACCATAAACACTATTGCTGTTGTATTAGGATCAAATTTAGATGTTATTTCTTCTGCTTTATATGGATTTTTAACTTGTATAAATTGATTGCCAATACCATATTTATCTGCAATCATTTTTTTCTCTTTAAAAGAAAGCGGACTTTTTGGTAAATCAACTTTATCAGATGTAGCTATAAATGTTTTATCTTTACCAAATTTACTAGCTAACCATTTATAAGCATCAAAATGATGGCGACCCATTGGTTGAAAACGTCCTGGGTACACTGCTATCACTGTTTTTATCATTTTTGAAAGTTGTTTACTAATAAATATCTATGCGGTTTGTTCTATTTTTGACTTTCCATCTATTTTATTCACCTCAATATGATGATCTACTATATCTCTCATAGAATCAATATGAGAAATAATCATAATAAATCTAAATTGTGTTTTTAAATAATCAAATAACATAGCCATAGATCCTAAATTTGATTGATCTAAAGCACCAAAACCTTCATCAATTGCCATAAAATTAGGTCTTGGAAGAGTTGATACATTAATTAATGATGTTCTAATTGCTAAGCTAGCTATAAACTTTTCCATACCAGAAGTAAGTTCTAATGGCCAATAATTATCTTCATCATATGCTATATAAGCATTGATATTTTTATCATCAGCCTGTAATATTACTGAAAATTCAACTAATTGAGCTAATATATTATTTATTTCTTCTTCTACTTGCGGTATTGTATTTGCTATTAATTTATGTGGTATACCGTCTCTATGAACTGCTTGTAAATAGTATTGATAATCATTATATTTACTTTCTAAAACTTGAATTTTTTTAATTAAAGCTTCGTATTTGATTTTATTATTCTCAGCTAGTTTTTTATTTACTAATAATTCTGATATAGTATCATTTATTTCATTTAATTCTTGAGTATTTTTATCAAGATCTAGTTTAATTACTTTTATTTTATCATTAATATCTTTATTTTTTTCAATATCTTGTTGTTGATCAGTATATTTGTTAATTTTAGAATTAACTAATTCAATAAGTGAATCAGATTGTTTTATTTTTGAATCCAATTTTGATGATTCTAAAGTATATTTTGATGATTCATTAATTAACTTTTGAATATCTTCTTTAATTTTTTTATATTCATTATTTTTAACATTATAAGAATCTAAATTAATACATTCTTGTCTAAGATTTGAAATTTCAATAGTTAAATCTTCTAATTTTTTTTGTTCTTTTGGAAATTCTTCTTTAATTTCAATTGCATCTTTTACAAAAATATTATTCATACAAAAAGAACAATTAGGATCATAATTTAAGTCTTTTAATTTACTTAATTTATCTTTCATACTATCAACTTTTACAGTTAACGCACTATGAACAACTAAATTACTAGTATATTCTTTTTGCATTTTTTGTAAATTAGCTAATCCAATTTCTATGCTCTCAATATCTAATTCTACTAATTTATTAGTTAATTCTAATTTAGAATTTTCTAAATTTATTAATTTAGCTTTAACTTCTGAAGATGATATTAATAATTGATTTTTTGCATCTTCTATTTTTTTCTTTTGTGCTTCTAAATCAGATATATCTTCTAATACTTCTATTTTATTTAGATTTTTAGTTTCTTCTATAATCTGATTATTTAAATCATTTCTAGTAGTTTCAATTAATTGTTTAACTTGCTTTGCTTCTTTTAATTTAGAATTTAAATCTTTAATATCAATTTGATTGTTTTTTAAAAGTTCATGATAATCTTCTTTTTGATATTCTTTTAATAATATTGATATTTCTTTTACTTCATTATTTGCTATATTGTATAAATCTTCAAAAATATTAATATCTAAAAATTGAGCTAATAAATCTTTCCTATCTTTTTGATTCATATCAATAAAACCAGTATTATTATTTTGCATTGATAATGCAGTTAATACAAAGTCTTCATAATTACCAACTACATTTCTAATATTATTATTCGTATCATTTCTTTCTTTACCATTTAAAGATATTTTATTTGCATCTTCATCGTAATAATAAAAATCTACATTTACTTTTGTATTACCATATTTTTGTTTAAAACCAGTTCTTTCTATAGTATATTCTAAGCCATTTAGTTCAAATACTAATTTACAATTAAATGAATCTGATGTACTATTCATAACTTGTGCTGCCTTTGAAGTTCTAGAACATTTATCAAAAATACAATATGCAATTGAATCTAATAAAGTTGATTTTCCAGAAGCATTAGGTGCAAAAATACCATATGTACCACTCATATTAGAAAAATCAATATAGTTATTTTCTCCATAACTAAACATGTTATTAAACTCAAATGTTTTTGGTACCCATATAGAGTTTCTAGGAATTTCAGACTTAGGTAAAGAGTTATTAATAGTTTTATTTAACTCACAAATATTTTTTATTACTTTTTCACCTAAATCAAATTTTTCTTTTATAAATTCAGCTAATATAGTATTTTGATATTCAATATCTCTTATATCATTAACATTTAATTTTTTATTATTATCTGAACTAGATCCAAAGTCTTTAATTCTTAATAAAGAAGTTTCTATAATATTATAATCTTGCTTAATATTAGATACAATTCTTTTTATTTCTGATTGGTCTGTATTTTTATATTTTACTCTTAGATATAAATTTTTAGGTAAATTATCTGGAAGCTTGTTATAATTTCCTGTATCTACTTCTATAGTATAAAAACCAGTATCATTTTTAATTTCAATAAATTCAGATGACTTAGAATCTAAATCCCAAACATAAATTCCATGCACCAATCCTTCAGCGTGATTTTGTTGTATTAAAGATCCTGGATATCCTATTGTTTTACTTTCATTTAGATATTGTGTTTTATGTATATCTCCTAATAAAACCAAATCAAATCCATTAAAATCTTCAACTTCTACTTCATTTTCAAATAAACTAAATTGAGAATCAGATAAAGCACTATTAACAGGACCATGATATAATGCAATTTTAAAATAATTTTCATCAATCATATTAGCTGTTATATATGATTCTTTAGTATCAAAAACAGACCAATGTGAAAAAATAACTCCTTTATGAATATGTGTTGTGCTTCTTTTAAGATATACTAGGTTATCGTGGTTCAGAGCATTCACAATCGGAGTTAATGCATCGAGCCTATGATTATTATTCAAATTAGTATCGTGGTTACCAGGTATCAATAAAACAGTTCCTATATCAGCCAAAGCTTTAAATAGATTTTGAACTTCTTCTATTAACTCAGGTGTAATATCTGTTTTTGCATGTACGATATCTCCAGTTAAACATATTAAATCATTTTCAGTTACATTATCTTTTAAATAACTGTATAATGATTCAAATACTCTTCTATACTCTTGATGTCTTTTAAAATTTCTAACGTGAATATCGCTAATGTGAAAAATCTTTCTTATCATAATTAATTTACTAATCTTTTTAAAATAATATCAGCAAATGTAAATGGTTTTGCTGTATGTAATAATTTTGTCATTTTTTCAAAGCCTAATTTAGATGGATCTTTACCTTCTAATTCTATTAAATAAACCTCTTTTCCTAAATTCAATAATTGTTCTGCATAATTTAAAGATAGTTTAATAACATCATTATCTAATGCTAGATAAACAGTTTTTACTTGAGTTTGCACAAGTTTCATCATTAATGCATCAGGAATTAATTTACCAAATAATGGAATAGCATTTCTTTTTATTGCAATTGCATCAAGAGCTCCTTCACATAAAATAATTGGAGTTGACCAATTAATAAAATATTCCATGCCAATTATAGATTTTTTATCTACTGATGGGGCGTCATATTTTAATCCCGGCTCTTTTTCATATGATCTACCAACAAAATAATTTAAATCACCAAATTTATTATAAGACGGTATAATAACTCTATTTTTATATTTTCCTGTTTTACAATATCCTATATTATATTTTACAATATCAGATAAAGTAATGCCTCTTTGTTTTATATACGATATAGCCTGTCTATAATCTAAAGAATTATCATTTTTAGTTAGTGATATAAATTCTTTAGGTAATATAGCTTTATTAGTATTAACAATTTTGTGTATATTAATATTATCATTTTTAAAATAAGATTTCATTTCTTGAATCTTATCTATATCTACTTGTAACTTTTTAAATAAAGATACTGGTGTTTTTCCTTTAGTGGGTATTTCACAAGTCCAACAATTATATTGACCAGACTTAATATTAATAATAAGCTTTGGATTTTTATGTTTACATACAGGGCAATGGAAAGCATAGTCACTATTTGTTTTAGATCCTTTACCTTTACCAAGAACATGTTCTAATAATCCCAAAACTAATAATTCATTTTCCATTATGTAAATATAACAAAAAAATACGAAAGAAAAAAATAATTTAAAAAAAGTATAAAAAAAATTTTTTTATTTGAAATATTTGTTGTATATTTGATTTTATTAACGCTGATTACTTAGGCTCTATACCATAGCTTGGTTAGATTCCATGAGTGAGATTTTAGACTAAGTAAATAAATCAGCTACCAGGAGCTAAGACTAAGTATAATGTTTCAGGTATATAAAAATAGTTAATAGTGAAATTTTAAGTGAATATCGGCTAAACCCGACGGTATAAATCCCGCTAGAGCTCTTAAATATAAACTATTAATAAAAAACAAAGTCAAATAATTATTAATATATAGAAATACTCTATATTATTATTCTATTTTTTATGGAAAAAAAAATAACAGAAAAAGAACTAGATGCTATCTATATATATCTAGAAATGATGATTGCTAATATGAATAAAGAAGAACAAGAATTCTGGACAAAATTAATAACTGAAATAGATCCTGAAAATTATGACGATTAAACTATTAACATTAGAAACTTGCAGTAGGTGTAAAAAATTAAAAGATGCACTTACTAAGGATGATATAAATTTTACTGAGATTACATGCGAGGATAATCCTAGTAAATGTGATGAATTAGAAATGATTACTAATGCATCAATGTACCCTATGATTATAATAAATAGTCATAAAACATCAAATACTAATATTATCTTTGAGCCTGATAATTATAAAGATTTAAAACCTCCACATCATTATAGAGATGAAATTTGGTTAAATCCAGTTAACTCTGTAGATAGAATGACTGAAATTGTAAAAAGTTTATTATATTAGCAATATGAAAAAATTAACAGCAGAAGAAATTATAGAAAATTTAAGTAAATTTTACTCTTATATTGAAAAATATATATCAGGAGATAGAAAAGATATGTTATTATCTTTCTATAAAGATATAGAAGAATTATTAGTTGTTGCCCCAGCATCACCTAAATTAGACTTTCATAATTGTTTCCCAGGCGGATATATTGAACATGTAAATAGAGTAATTGAAGCTTCTTTAATTATAGAAAAGGTCTGGGATAGATTTAATCAAGTTAAAAATTATACAACTGAAGAATTAGTTTTCTCAGCGATTAATCATGATCTAGGTAAATTAGGAACTATAGATAAACCATTCTATATACCAAATGATTCTCAATGGCATATTGAAAAACAAGGTGCATATTATAAATATAATCCTGAATTATCTCATATGAGAATCTCAGATAGAAGCTTATTTGTATTGCAAACAGCAGGAATTCCAGTTACCGAAAATGAATATATAGCAATTAAAATTCACGATGGATTATATGAAGAAGGAAATAAACCATATTACATAACATATAGTCCTGAATCAAAATTAAAAACAAATTTAGCATATATTTTGCATCAAGCAGATTTTATGGCTAGTAAAATAGAACCACAAATAAATAAATAATATGATAATAGCAATTACTTTATGGGGTATTACCATAATAGGTTATATAGTATATAATCTTTTTACAAAAAACAAAAAATTAGAAAATATAGTTTATAAACAACAGTATTTTATTGATGGAATAAAAGATTCTATGAAAGAAATAAATAAGGCAGCTGAACAAATTGATTCTAAAATATGGGTGCAATCTGATCCTGAGTTTTTAGTTTTAATGGAAAATGTTAAAATAATGCAAGAAAGTATTAATCAATTTATATCTGATAAATAATATATGATAGAATCTATAGTTGGAGAAGAAGAAGTATTACTTACTAAAAAAGGTGAGGTACGGAAAAGAAAGCCAAAGGTAAAAAATAATTATTTTACTTCAGAAACAGAAGAAGCTATTTTAAAATATAGAAGTACTAAAAGCTTAGCTGAAAGAAATAGAATTTATAATCAAGATATTCATTATGGATTTTATAAATTAGTTGAGAATATTATTCACACATTTAAATTTTATTATACAGAAGTTGATAATATAGAAGATTTAAAATATGAAGTAATATCTTTTTTATTACAAAAATTAGACTTATATGATCAATCAAAAGGTAAAGCATACTCTTATTTTGGTACTATAACAAAAAGATATTTAATAGTTTATAATCAAAAAAATTATAAAAAACTATTAGCAAGAACAGATATTGGAGAGCAAAATGACGATAATGCACTAGTTAATAGTATTGTTGTTAAAGAACCTGAACCTGAATTAGATAAGCTTGATGTTGTAGAATTATTTATTAAGAAAGTAGATGATAGCTTATTTGAACTTTTTGATAAACCAGATGAATTAAAAGTAGCTGATGCAATATTAGAAATATTTAAAAAGAGAGAAAATATTGATATTTTTAATAAAAAAGCAGTTTTTATATACGTAAAAGAAATAACTGATACACAATCTAATACAATTACTAAAGTTATTAAGAAGTTAAAAGTTATATATAAAACTATATTAAATGATTATATAGAAAATAATGATTACTAAATATTTATTTAAAAGAGAATGGATTTAAATACAATTATATTTAAAGATAAAACTTTATCTGATTTAGTTGAAGAAGTATATAGTAAGCATAAAAACCAAGATAAAACTATTAAAGATGAAATAATAAGACTTTCTGATATGATAGAAACTCCTGGAGACGCTATAGTTGTTGTACCTCTTTTGAAAGGATTTTTAGATTCTAGTTTAAAAAATGATGAAGTACTTATGAAACTATTAACAGTATTTCAGAAATCTGCTGAATCTAATAAAAAAGATAATCCTGATGATAATGGAATACTTACTGAAAAGGATATAGAACAGTTATTTAGTGAAGTAACATCATTAAAAATACAAGATCCTAAAAACTTACCTAGCGCATAATGTCAATACTTGTTGAAAAATTTAATTCAAACTATGGTAGTACATCTGGCCAATATTTTCAAATTGGTAGAGTTAAATCTATAGTAATGGGACCAAATATACCAGGAACTAATAAACCAGATCCTGATTATATAAGTAGTTCTGATATTGGTAAAATTAAATATGAATTATTATATTCTCCTTTAAGTACATCTAAATCAAATGCAGTATCTGAACCAGCATATCCTATTTTTAATTTTATAAAAATATTTCCTTTAGTAAATGAGATAGTTCTTATTTTAACTGGTCCTTCTGAAAGATTAAATAATGGCTATAATAAACAGCAATTTTTTTATTTTCCTCCGTATTCAATATGGAATCGTCCAAATCATGGTGCATTTCCAAATATGTCAGAATATGCACAACATATAAATAAAACTACAAATAAACCAAATTACAGTGGTAATGCAGTAACTGGATCAACATTACCACTAGGATATACATTTGAAGAATCAGATCATAAAAATTTACAACCTTTTGAAGGAGACGTAGTTTTACAAGGCAGATTTGGTCAATCAGTTAGATTTGGTAGTACTGTACCATCAATGAAAAATAGCAATAATTGGTCTAATTCTGGAAATAATGGAGATCCCATTACTATTCTAGTAAACAAACAAGGGCGTCAATCTACTGTAAGTCCTTTTGATTCAATTATAGAAAATATTAATATTGATGGTTCTAGTATATATATGACATCTACACAAGAAATAATTATAAAAGATTTAGACGAATTTCCTTTAAATTCTTTTGATACTCCTATAAATACTACTAATAAGTTACTTACTAAATTAAGTCTAGCCCCAATAACAAATAATAATATTCCAGCGGCTGATCAAGATAAAAATAGTATAAAATAATGTATCAACCTGAATTTCCATATAAAAATAATCAAATAATATTATCATCTGATAGAGTAGTATTACATTCTAAATCTGATAGTATTTTTTTATTCGGTAAACAATCTGTATCACTATCATCGACAAAAACTATTAATTTAGATTCTAATGACAAAGTATTAATCGATTCTCCAAAAATAGAACTTGGTCGTAAAGCAGAAAAAGATGGAGAACCTGTAATATTAGGAAATACTTTAAATCTTCAATTATTAGAATTAATTAATGGAATTACTGTAGCAGCAACTTTATTAAAACAAGTGTCATCTGAAAATCCAGCAGTATCAGCTCAATTTATTCAACAAGCTGCTGATATATTATATAATTCATCTAATACTGCTAAACAATATATAGATACTAAAGCAACATTATCTAAAAATACATTTACAAAATAAAAATAGTGGCAAAATCTGGAGATAATTTAATTAATTTAAGCAGTAGTCAAATAAATATTAATACTGGAAGTTCTAAGGGCTTTGAAAAAGTTATTAATATTATATCTTCATTTGTAATAAATGTACAAGATAAATTTAATAAAATAGTATACGGTGACGTAAGAAAAAAATATGATGTTAATAAAAAAACAGCAAATAAAAAAGATGTCAAATCAGCATTTAGTAACGGACTTTTATATGTATTAGACGAGTTATCAGCTGTTGATTTTTGTAATATAATTAATTATGCACTTAATAAAAATAATAGTAATTTAGCTGGTAATTTTTTTAATCCTACAATTGATAAAAATACACTATCTCCTATTGATAGAAAAAAATGGAATTTACAAAAAATTGCATATGATGTACAAACATATATAGATGATTATAAAAAAAGTTACCAAGATCCAAAAACTAATTTAGGTAAAACTGAATTATTTAAATTAATTACTAAAATTAATAATGAATTTGCAAGTGTATTAATAGTAGATGGAGGATTAAATGATTTAGATTTAAATAAAGAATATCCAGAATTATCAATATCCGCAAATTTTTTAAAAAATGCATTAGGATTTTTTAATAGATATACTGATGTACGTCAAATACCCAATGAGGATTTACAAAAAATAATTCAATTTGTAGATAAAATTAGAGGTGTTTGTATAGCAATTCAAGGACTAAAATCTATATCAACTGCAATTAATGTACTATCATCTGCAAATATAGATTCTAATTTAAAAGAACAAATAGCTAGAATTGAAAAATTAGTACCTATAGATAAAATTGTAGACTTGGTTGTATTTACATTAAATATAGCAAATAATATTAATTCAATTGCAAAGTCAATATTATCTTATATTAGCACTGCTAGAGTTTTAATTAGAATTTTAGTAATATTAGTAAAGATATTTAAAATAATTACAACATTTTTAAAAGCTTTACCAATACCATCATTATTTTCTACAGTAGGATCTATAGTAGCTATAAGTAGTACAGAATCAAAATTAAATAAGTTTATAGAAAAAACAATTGATAAATTACAACAAATTAATTCTGTATTAGTATTAATTACTATACTTGTTACAAACCTCATAATAGTTATAGACCAGATTATTCAAAAATTAACTATTATAAAATTAAATCTTGAAAATTGCCAATCTCCAATACTAGGAGATATAAATAAAACTATAACTGATTTATCAAATACTAAAAAAGATTTAGAGTCATTTATAAGTAATTATAATAATAATAAAAGTTCAATTGATAATAAATTTGGTATTTATACTATATCTATTGTATCTGAAGAGATCACTGATGATTCTATACAATTAAAAAGAAGATATGGAATTGCTACAAATTCTAGCGGTTTTATTGTAGCTAATAGCACCCCTACATTTGCATCATTAGATCTTATTATAATAAATGAAGTAAAAGTTCAACTAGTTTCAAAAGGATTAGTTGATGCTGATTTAAAAACTCTATCCACTCAAGAAATTCAAACTCTTACTGAATCTTTAAATTATTTAGAAACTGGGGATATTAATATACAAGATATAACTTCAAATCTTGAAGATGTTGATTTTTCTTTAGAAGAAAATTCTCCTGTGAGTGATATAGGATCCTTTGTAGATAATTTATCTGGAGGTAAAAAATTAAGAAAAAAAATAAGGGCTAAGATGAAAATATCATCTCAAACATTTAAAAATACTTTATCAAATACCAGTACATCTAATAACTATGGAAAAGGATTTGATTTTAAGGTATAAAAATTAATAAAAATAATATTTATAAAATATGGCAAAAATAGATTTACTAAGAAAATTAATAAGAGAAGAACTTACTTATGTTATTAAGCAAGAGTTACCTAAATTATTATCCGAAGTTAATAAACCTGCTATAATAGACCATAAAAAAAACTTACAAGAGTCAATAAAGTCTAAAATTCCAGGTACTTTAAATACTTCTAGACCTGCTATTAAAAAATTTACATCAAACAATCCATTATCAGCTTTATTAAATGAGACTGCTACTAGTATGTTAAATGAAGATATACACATGACTTCTGATGATGTGCATCCATCATTAGGATTTCAACCTAGAGAAGCTAGTGTTGGTGATGTAAATAGTATGCTAAGTAGTGCTAGAGCTAGCAGTAATATAGATGCAGTTCAAATAAACGAAGTTCCTGATTTTACAGGACTTATGAATAAACTAAAACAATCTGGTCAAATATAATGGCATACGGACTTAAAAAAATATCACCTTTAGATTTAAGACCTTCTACAGCAATTGGAGTTAAAATACCTTTTGATGCAACAGCTGTTTTTTCTTCTGTATATACTACAAAAGACCAAATAAAGTATAATATAATTAATTATTTACTATCAGATCCAAGAGAAAGGCCGTTCGTTATTAATTTTGGAGCTGGTTTAAGGGCTAGATTATTTGAACAGATAGATCAATATACATTTGATGATATGAAACAATCTATCACCACTCAATTAGAAAATTATTTTCCACAAATAGAAATAATAAATTTAGATATAATTGGAAATCCCGATTATAATTCAATTAATATAAAATTTAGTTATAGATTATTAAGATCAAATGAAAATGATTCTATTACAGTAACTATACAAAACATATAATAAAGATGGCTAACGAAATTGATATTAAATATTTAAATAAAGACTTTAGTAGTTTTAAGTCTGATCTTATAGACTACGCTAAATCATACTATCCAACAGTTTATAATGATTTTACCCAACCATCACCAGGATCTATGTTTATTGATATGGCCTCTTATGTTGGAGATGTACTATCTTTTTATTTAGATAATCAATTACAAGAGTCATTTTTACAATACGCTAAACAAAAAAATAACTTATATAGTATAGCATACATGCTAGGTTATAGACCTAAAGTAACCTCAGCAGCTGCGGTTGATTTAGATATATATCAACAAGTTCCTGCAATAAGTGTAGGTTTAGAAACAATTCCTGATTTTACATATGCAATTACTATTGAACAAGGTATGCAAGTAAAATCAAGTGTTAATCCATCTATTTTATTTTATGTACCTCAAAAAGTTGATTTTAGCACTTCATCATCATTAGATCCTACTACTGTAGAAGTATATACTATTGACGGTAATAATATTCCAACATCATATATACTTAAAAAAACAGTACAAGCTATTTCTGGGGAAATAAAAACTAAATCATTTACATTTGCTAATCCGCAAAGATTTACAAAGGTAACTATAGAAGATACTTCTATTATTACTATATTAGAAGCTTCAGACATAAACGGTAACAAGTGGCATGAAGTTCCATATTTAGCCCAGGATTATATACTAAAACCAGTTGAAAATACTGCAGCTAATTACCCTAGTTTATATCAATATTCTAATCAAGTTCCATATATACTTCAAAAAGAAAAAGTATCTAGAAGATTTGTATCTAGATTTAAAACAAATGGCACTCTAGAAATAGAATTTGGTGCTGGAATTAATTCTATTGCTGATAATTCTATTATACCTAATCCTAATGAAGTTAGTGTAGGTTTTACTAATGGAGGATTAAGTACATTACAAACTTCTTTTGATCCTACTAATTTTGTTACAACTCAAACTTATGGATTAGCTCCTAAATTTGATGTATTAGAGTTTAAATATTTAGTAGGCGGAGGTGCTTCTGCAAATGTATTATCAAATCAATTAACTGAATTAGTAACTTATACTGTATCTGGTAATACAACATATCAAAATACTATTGCTGTTAATAACCCAAATCCAGCTTCTGGTGGAGGCGATGGAGAAACTACAGAAGAATTAAGATTAAATATAACTAATGAATATCCAACTCAATTAAGAGCTGTAACTCAACAAGATTATTTAGCTAGAACTTTAAGTATGCCATCTAAATATGGAAAAGTATCTAAAGCATATATAACAAAAGACGATACTATATTTAATAAATACACTGATAATAATCCTAGCCAAAGAGACTCTCTATTAGTTAGTTTATATGTGTTAAGTTTAAATAGCAGTAATCAATTAGATTATCCATCACCTGCTATACTTAAAAATATTCAAAGTTATTTATCTGAATATAGAATGTTAACTGACGCAATTAATTTAAAGCCTGCATATATTATAAACATAGGATGTAATTTTGAAATAACTATTAAACCAAATTATACTAGCCAAGATGTAATTGCTAGATGTCTAATAGATTTAAAAAATTATTTTAATATAGATAATTGGCAAATAAATCAACCTATTATAATAGGAGATTTATATACCTTAATAGATAAAGTTGATGGAGTTCAATCTGTCAAATCAGTTAATATAATAAATAAATCAGGAGAAGTTGATGGATATTCAAAATATTCATATGATATTTCTGCAGGTACTTTAAATGGTGTTATATATCCATCATTAGATCCTTCTATTTTTGAAGTTAAATTTCCAAATACTGATATTCAAGGTAGAGTAACAACAATATAAAAAATAAAAAATGGCCGTATATAAATTATTTGCATCCGCAGACGCAGCAATATATTCAAAACAACCTTCTATTAATACTGGTTTAGATGAGATTTTAGAAGTTGCAGTATTAAATTCAAATAACCAATCTATAAATTTTGTAGATCCTGTTCCACAAGAACCTTTATTATCTGATAATTTAAGAAGGTCATTAGTTTATTTTAGTGATAAAGATTTAGATATTATTCAAACTTTAACAACAGGATCTTTTACTGCTAATTTAAGACTATATTTAGCTAATGCAGAAAACTTATCAACTACATATAATTTAGAAGTTGGAAGAGTTGCAGAAAGTTGGAATATGGGTACAGGAAAATATTATGATTATCCAAATCCACAAAATGGAGTATGTTGGTATAGCCCAAATGAGTTTATTGGTACATATAATTCATGGGCTAATAGTACTTATTATTTAACACCTGGTGGAGGAAATTGGACTGGTTCTTTAGTTAGCCAATCATTTAGTTATAAAGATAATAAAGATTTAAATATAAATGTAACCCAGATTGTTAATTCATGGTTATCAGGATCAACTAATGCAGGATTTATTGTTAAACATCCTATAGGCGTAGAAAGTAATTCCGGTAGTTATATAGGACTTAAATTTTTTTCTGTTGATACTCATACTATATACCCTCCTACATTAGATATTAAATGGGATGATAGTATTTATATAACTGGTAGCTTATCTACTATTAATAATTCTTTTTCTATTATAACTTTAGCAAATAATCACGATACATTTAAATATGGTACAGATAAATATAAAGTTATAATTAATGCAAGAGATCAATATCCGGTAAGAACATTTACAACATCATCTTTTTACACTACAAATAAAGCTTTACCTGCTACATCATACTGGTCAATTCAAGATGTTAAAACAGAAGATGTAGTAATAGATTTTGATACTCAATATACTAAAATAAGTTGTGATGGTACTAATAGTTACTTTAATTTATATATGAATGGTCTAGAACCTGAAAGATATTATAAAATAATAATTAAAGTTGTATTAGTAAGTGGTGAATCTTATATAATAGATAATAATCTAATATTTAAAATAGTTAGGTAATCATGAATAAAAATGTAGATTTAGTAAAACAAATATATGGTTTAAATACTTACTCAAAAGCTGTTAATACCAGTTTTTCTGAATTAATAAAACCTGCTGAAGAATTACCTGTTGAATCTGTTACTGTAGAGCAGTTTTTTGAGTATTATGATCAATTATTTTTTAATATACCAGTTTCAGGATCTATAAATTCTCATACTTATTTAGTAGAAAGAAGTCAACAATATATTGGAGGTTCTGTATTAGATGCAGAAAAACAAGCTTTAATTGAAGAGATAAATTCTCTAAGACAACAACTTTTAGATCTAAACCAAAACTTTACTAGCGTTAATAATTTATTATAATAATGGAATTAGTCAATATAAAATACTCAGGAGTTGGTAACACAATTGAAAATTTATCAACCGCAGATCAATCATTAATAACATCTAATTATATAAATAGCCAATTTGGTAATACTGATGATTATTTAGAATTATATATTTATGATGAATATAATCAGTTAGTACTTGTAGATTATGATGCTACTGACTATTATCCATATTTATCCTCTAATCCTAAAAATAATACATTTTCTAATATATCATTAAATCCTGAATTAGATTTAAAAAATAGGGGTTTTAATAGAGGCGTTTTAAATATACAATATAATTTTTATAAGACTTTATTCAATTCAAAACAGAATTTATTATATTGGATTAAAGAAATTTCAATATCTAGAACTGAAATTAGATTAGCATCCCAGACTATTAGTGATTTAGATATAAAAAATGGTTTTGCACAATATCAAAACTATGTATCAAACAAAAATTATTATCCAATATTTTATTTAAATTTTGGAAATAATCAAATAGTTGTAGCTAATAATGTTGCATATACTGAGGATGAAGAAGGTAGCTACTTAGTTATTAAGTTATATGATCCTTTACCTACAGAATTTGATTTAAAATCTCAATTATGGATAATTGATAAAGTTGCAGAATCTGTTAATTTTACAGTTGATATTAAAGTAGAGTCAGATAATTTAGAAAATTTAAATGAATTAAGAGGTCCTAATTATAATATTACGCTTAATAGTAAAAATGGTCAAACTACTCCATATTATAATTACGATAGTTTATTAACAAGCCCTGTTACTTCATCATATCAAAAATTATTAAGTTATTATCAAGATAAGTCAGTAGCTATTAATGTTGATTATACTGATTTTAAAAATTTTATACATTTTTCAAGCGCTACTGAAAGGGTTAATAATTTTGTATATAAATTACAACTCATAGAAACATATAATGCTCAACAAAATAATCAAAACTTAATATCCGGTGGATCTCAAAATATTCAATATGCATCATCTTCTATAAACATAGCTCAACAATCTATAAATAATATTATTGAAAAATTTGATCCATACGAATATTTTTTATATTTTGACACTTCAGAATATGCATGGCCAAAAAGTACTACTACACAACCATATCAATTATATTCAGTTACCTCCTCAGAAGCTTCTAATTTTTTAGGATCTTCAGAAATAGTACCTACGTATTCTACTCAATCTATATTATTTTCAGCATCATATTATGATACTACTAATAAAGATTTATTGCGTAATTCAATACCACAGTATATATTAGATGATGATAATAATCAACCATATATTACATTTATTGATATGGTTGGGCAACATTTTGATAATATTTGGCTTTATTATAAAGACATATCAAATAGATATAATAATACAAATAATCCAGAAACAGGTATTTCTTTAGATGTAGTTGCTGATGCATTAAAAGGTTTTGGAGTTGAATTATATACAAACTCAAATGTATCTGATAATCTATATTATACTTTATTTGGTATAAATCAAGATGGATCTTTACTACCTCCGACAGGCTCTGAAATAATTAATGAATATGTTACTTCTAGTATTAGTACATTACCAGCTCAAAATATACAAAAAGAACTATATAAAAGATTATATCATAATTTACCTTATTTATTAAAAACTAAAGGTACTGAAAGAAGTATAAAAACATTAATTAGTTGCTTTGGAATTCCTGATGATATTCTAACTGTTAAAGAGTTTGGTGGTACTCCTATTAATTCTATAGATGGGATATATGATTTAGATTCATCAGATTATAAAATAGCTATTACTACTGGAAGTAGTGGAGTGGTTACTGGTAGTGAAGAATTAGGAACTACATTATTAAGTCCATATACTAGTATTCAATATTATGAAAATTCAAGTAGATTAAATAATACTAATATAGAAGTTGGATTTTCTCCAGCAGACATAATAAATAATAATATAACTGGATCATTAGGATATTTTAATATTGATCAATTAATAGGAAATCCTAATGATCAATATTCATCTTCTTATACTAATTTAGTTAGTCAAAGTAATGATTATTTTTCTACTTATAATAAACCTAGTAGTATTTGGGAATATATAAGACTGATTAAATTTTATAATAATTCTTTATTTAAAATGATTAAAGACTATGCGCCTGCTAGATCTAATGTATCTACTGGTATAATAGTTAAATCTCATATTTTAGAAAGGAATAAATATGCTAGAAATGAGCCTGATACTCAATATGAAAATAATTTATCGCAATCAATAGATTCTGCATTTATATCTTCTTCTAATGGAGGTAGTATTACTAAATCAACAAATTGTAATTATTTAATAACAACTCCAATAGGTATTGTACCATATACTAGTTCAAATGGAATAGAAAAATATAATGGTGAATTAGGTGGTTTAGAAATTATAGCAACAGATGGAAGTTCATTCAATCAATATGAAATTTCAAATTTACTATCTACTGCAAGTAATCAAATAACTTATTCATTAGGTGCTTTATACCAAAATATAACCTCGTCAGTTAAATCAATTTATTTATTAGATTTAGATTATAATTCAAATCAAACAAAACCTGTTAATTATGGATTAGTAACAAAATCATTAGATGATTCTCAAGTAAATAATTATGCTGATTATAATAATCCAATGAGTCCATATGCTCAAGTACAAGATTATAATTATTTTTTACAAAGATCAATAATACCTAGATATATTGGATCTTATGTAGAAAGTGCTAACTATAATGACTATACGCAAGGAGATATATCATATGGTAAAAATGCTGCTATTGATAAAATAAAATATCAATACGGATATTTAGTAGATGTTTATTCGTCATCATTTCAATTACCAGGTAGATCAAACGCTCAAATAAAATATATTATTGATAATAATGAGAATATTTTAAATTTAACTAAAACAAATATTAATATATTTGAAGTACAAAATATATTTAAATCTTCTGATTCTATAGATATATCATTTTTTGATTATGATCCAAGTAATGCCGATTCTCAATATCTAACTAATAATTCAAATGTTGATGTTTATAAAGGTGGATTTAGATATTCTCCAATATTATATAATCCAAATTCATCATCAATACTTAATTATAGATTAAGTAGTCCAATATTACAAACAAGTAGTGTTTTTATACCAGGAGGAGAAGTACTTACTATTGAAGATGGAGTTTTTGCAAAAAATAATTGGGATCGTTTTGTAAGTAAATTTATAACTACTGGTGGTGTTTGGAATTATACGATTAATACAGGTTCTCCAAATAGTGGTACACCAAGTAATGCTACAGAAAAATTAAGAGTTATTATAAAAGCTACTAAAAAACCATCTGCGCCACCAAATTGGAGTGATCTATCGTTTACAACAGATGTATTAGCAGGTCAACCAGCTTATATTAGCTTATCGTTTGTAGCATCACCTCCAAATTCTAGTGATGTTGTATTTAATGAGCCATATATTGATCAAGTTTATAGAGTTACAATTGATCCTGGTACAAATAGTACTAGCCAAAACTATGTTAGATCTATTAATGATAGCCATAATAATTTAATATTAATAGAACCAAATAGAATTCAATTATCTTTATCACAATCTGTATTTTATAATAATTTAATTCAATCTGAAAATGATACTTTTTCAAGCGATCCTTATAATTTAGAAAAGGTAGTATTTCCTTTAGAATTACAAAAAGGAGATATGATTAGATTATATAATTATACTAGTAGTTGGGGAAGAACTGGTGAATACACAATAAATGAAGTTAATACTAGCTATAATGGATTTGTATCATTTACAGTAGATAGAGATGTTAACTATTCTGATACTAAAGATTTTGGAGTAGCTATGCAAGACGCATATGAAAATGGACCTAGCCCCACTTATGGATCAGGATCTGTTATTGAAAGTTATGTAATATTAAAATTAATACCAGATGAAACTAATATTATTTTAGATTTTAATAGTACATCTAATATACAATCTGATGGAATATTATTTCCTAAATATATAGATGAAGCAGTTAAATTAAATTCTGGTAATATAATAAAATCATTAACACAACAAAATTTATTACCTGGTGGTAATCAAACTAATATTATTTTACAATAATAAACATTAAAAAATAACAAACTAATATATTTATTTATAAACACTAAAACTTATGTCATATTTAAGCAGTACATCAGTAGTTGTAGATGCTATCCTTACAAAAAAAGGACGTGAATTACTAGCAAGAAATGATGGATCATTTCAAATTACTCAATTTTCATTAGCAGATGATGAAATAGATTATACTTTATATAATCCTAATCATCCTTCTGGGTCTGCATTTTATGGTGAAGCTATTGAAGCTATGCCAATACTACAAGCATATCCTAACGATGCTGAGATTATGAGATACAAATTAATAACTTTACCAAGAGGTACTGCAAAAATACCAGTACTTGATCTTGGGTATAGCTCTATTAAAATTAAGCAAGGTGCATCACTATCAATAACTCCACAGACTTTAAATTACTTAAGCGCTACTTCTACATTTGAACAATCAGGTTACACTGCTACTATTGGAGACGTTAGAACTTTAAGTTCATTTAATGGAGTAGGTATTAATACAGCAGAAGCTACTAGCTTAAATTCAACTGTAACTATAGGAACTAATGTAAGTAAAACAGTAATAGGCACATCTATAAATTTAACTGCAACAACTGTTAATACACTATTTGGATCAAATTCATCATTGTATACAACATTAGTTGTTGTTGGTAGAGATTCTGGGGCAAGAATTAGTATTCCTGTAACAATCATAAAAGTTAACTCATAATAAATTAAAATATGTCATTTACTAAATTAGATCCAACTGATTTTGTAGTATCATCGGATTCAGTAGTTGCTCCAGCTTGGAGTAACGGCGCTACTATATTATCATCTTTTTATACAGCATCAGCATCATTAACAGGTAGCTATTATATAGACGTTTATAATGCTCCAATATCAAGCACCACATCATCAGTTCAATTTTCAATTGCTTATGGTAGATCTGATGGTTTAGGATCTGCTCCATTAAATTCATTAATTCCTGGATATTCTCCAACAAGAATTACTTTTGGGCAATATAGAAATTTAATTTATGGAGATGCAGAAAGTGCTGTAAATTTTGGAAGTGGAAATACTTCATCGATCGATTTAATTGCTATTCCAATAGATAGAAATAAATATAAAGAAAGTTTATTCCCTGGTACATTTAATTTAAAACTAACATCTGGATCTAATTCTATCATGTTAACAGATAATTCTAATGACATTAGCACTGTAACTTATCTTGATGGCGGTAGAGTTTATGATATTATTTCAGGATCTAATGGAACAGCTGTAAATAGTCCACTATTACCAGGAGCTTCTGCAAAAGGGTATACAGCATCTGGTAGTTACGGTTTAATGTTACCAGACTTAGGATTAATTATATTAAATCCAAAAGCTTTAGGTGCTACTATAATTAATGGTGGACTTAATGTTTCATTTAATCCTGGGACTACTGTAGCTGCATCATCTTTTAATCATGAAAAAATATTTCAATTAATTAATGCAGGACAGAGATTCCAATTAAATTCTCAAGAAACTATATCTTCTGATTATGTATTTGTAAGAATTAAAAACTCTGAATATAATTATACTACAAACCCATCATTTATTTCTGGATCTGGTACTATGATATATTCTAATTTTATTAATAGTCCACAAACATTTCCTACTACAGTTGGTTTATATAATAATAATAATGAGTTATTAGCAGTAGCAAAAATGTCAAAACCATTAACAAAAGACTTTACTAAAGAAGCATTAATTCGTGTAAAATTAGATTGGTAATATAAATGAGTAGATCATCAAATAGTTTAAAATTATCAGATGTTACGACTATTCCAATTAAAGTAAAGTATACATCTTCATATAATTGTACAACAATTAGTAATGTCGGTATATCTATTTATGATGGTGAAAATGGATCTATATCATTAACAGGATCTATTCCAATTGAAACTATTAATTATTTATCTACTAGGCATTTATATTATTCTAATTACTTAGAAAGATCGACGCCTTTCTCGGCATCAAACTATGATAATTATTTATATTCGTTAAATAATACTGGATCGTATTCTACATCTAGTTATGATAATTATTTACAATCTACTGCTGCAATAGGAACATTTGATGCTGATATAAGAAACTTTCCCACTGAATCAAATAATACTATAAGAGTAATTTCTATACCTAGAAGTATATATGGAGAGAATATAAGCAAAAGAAGTTTTTTATTACAAGGTTCGGACTATTATATTGTAGATGATGGAAATGGAAATTTAGTAGATATATCTATGAGTTCATTTTATAATATTTTTGATTATGATACTCCAGAATTTACTAATTGGTATGTTAATCCAGAATTAGATTTATACGGTATTCATATTGGAAATATTATATATAGTCAAGGAATTGTAATTATTACAAATACAGAATATCAAAATATACTGCCATTTCCACCAAAAGCTATAAATGATACTAGTACTTTTTATCAACAAAATCCACAAAAAACAATATATATTTTAAATAATGATATAGCTGGAACTGGTACTCTTATCCCATCTAGTGTTCTATTATCAGGTGGTAATAGCAATTTATTTACTGTTAATCCTATAGATGGAAGTGTAACATTAAATATAAATACTCCTGGTACATACACTACGTATTATACAGTAAAAACGCAAATACCTGGTGGTTGTTATTTAACTAGTAATAAAGCTACTATAACAGTAAATGTGTTACCACCAATATGTGGATTTAATGGTGGTGCTGCAGTATATGTAGGACCATAAAATTATTTTTTAAATTATGAAAGTAAAAGTAAGGATAAATAACTTAGATGTAAATAATGAAATGGGCAATACATTTAATTTAACAGCTAACATAGGTTCTGTTAATCCTAGTATTGCAACATTAACTAATTTATTATCAAATAATAATGAAGTAACTGTTGATAATAATGCTACCATTATATATATTCAACCTGTAGCAGGTGGATTATGTAATGATACATTAATTTTACCAATATCAAATATACCTACAACTACGACTACAAGTACTACTACAAGCACTACTACTGAATGTGTTAGTAATACTTGGACTATTACTGCAGCAAATAATTATAATAATGCAATAGACTATTGTAATAATAATCCAAACAATATATTATTAGTTTCATATACTACAGAAAATACACTTGCAACAAACGTTGTTTTATATACAGATAAATGTTTAACTAAAGTTTGGACAACATCAAACCCTTCTCAACCTATTATTGTTATTGGAGGTATAGCATATTTAGTTAATCCTTCTGATGGTAAAATTATTAGTGCTTACATATGCCCAACAACTACAACTACAACTACTAGTACTACAACAAGTACCACTACTATACCAACAGTTGCAATTTCTTTAAGACAAATATCAAATACAGATGGTACTTTCTTCAGCCAGTGCTTAGGAGGTTCTATAAATGAAGGATGGCTTACTAAATTAGAATTTACAGCATCATATACTAGTACTACTGGACTAAAAACAAAAGTATTTACTGCTGCTGGATCTGACATAATATACCCAGTTCTTAATACTAGTGTAACTTTAACATCTAGAATTACTGATATAAATGGAGGTCCTACTTTCTGTGCAAAAACTTATCAAACATCAATAAGACAAGACATTATATTACCATTAAAAGCTACAGGAAATTTAATACAAGTAAATGGACAAAACGCAGGCAATACAGCAGCAATATATACATTCTCAGCAACTACAGATGCCTCATTTACATCTTCGATAGTAGATGTTAGCAATCCTGATTGTAATATTATTGTGGGTACTACTCCAATTCTTAAATGTCTTTTAGGTGAATTATCATTTACTATTCAAGAAAAAGTATATGATCAATCAATACCAGGAAATTTAAAAAATACAATAAAAATAAGTGGTGCCTCTGAAAATAATGGACCATTTACTATTACAGCATATAATAGTACTAATAATCCTACTGTATTATTAACAAATGTATCTAGAACTAGCTTACTTAATGGTGTTAATATATCATATAATGAAGCTTCTATAGTTAGATTTGTTGTTAGTGATACTGGTGGTTGTGGAGGAGTTAGAAATATAAATGCTCCTAAAGTACAAACATATACAAATATATTTACTAGTCCTTCTGTTACTTCATGGTGTACTGCTGCAGGAAATAATCCAACTTATGCTACAATGTGTGTATTTATTCCAGATGGAGCAAATCCAATAGCTAATGGAACTAGATGGTATAAAGATGAGACTATTACTACTCGCTATATATTTGATATTACCAATGGTAGTGCTGGTTATGGAATATCTGGTAGCAGTGGGCCATATGAAAAATACCATACTACTGTAGGTTATTTAGTATATAACGATCCTATTACTGGTACACTTATTACAGATACATCTAAAACCACGGCTAGAGGCGGTTATACATGTCCTCCTAATCCTTAAATTTTTTAAATAAATTATGGCATATCCAGCATATCCAAATACATTTTCAAATGTAAAAATAAAATACAGAGTAAAATTATCTTCAGTTGGGTTTTCAGGCCAACCATATATAATTAAAACTGGAGATGATTCAGAAATATTACAAAGTAATGTAACAAAAGAGCAATTATTAGGTGGAATCGATATTATTATTCCATATGGTACAGCTAGTGTTAAAATAATTCCATCAGGTGTTTATTGTACTAATATAATTACTATAACAACGCCGTCTATAAGTTTATATCCTTTTTGGTATACACCTACAAATTATTTTTGGTCTAAAGATGCAATAGCTAACCTTAATAATACTACAGCTATAGTTAGATGGCATACTAATAATAACCTAAATAGAGGTACAGTAGTCTATGATGATCCTTGGGGAAAAGTACCTGTAAATTATAAAATTGATTCGCAAAGAACTGTTAATGAAAGGTCTTCTTATTTTGGAGTTTTTGATACTGATAATACTACTAAAAAAGCCATTTTAATAGAAAATAGACTTGGATCTACTTCTATACTACAATAGTCAAACTTAAATAATTAATAATCTAAATTAATTTTACTTTATATTAAATTTAAAAGACTAATATTTATATAAAACCATTATATTAATATGAGTTTAATATTAAGACTTGTAAAAGGATCTGCATTATCATATTCAGAGTTAGATAGTAATTTTATATATTTAAGTCAGTCTATAGTAGATATTACACAAAATAGTTCGATAACTTTAGCTGGTACAGATAATTATCTAGCTATGTTTAGTGCTTCATCAACTGCATTAACATCTAGTTTATTAAAACAATCTGGTAATACATTACAAATTACTGGTAGTTTAAGTATATTTGGAGATATTGTAGCACAACAATTAGTTGTTAATACTGTATCATCATCTGTATCATATAGTTCAGGATCTAATATTTTTGGTAATGATTTATCAAATACTCAAATATTAACTGGATCTGTAAAAATTACAGGCAGTCTTGAAGTTTACGGACCTACTAATTTATATGGTACAACATCTATAACAGGTCCTACTACTATCAATAATTTAACTGGATCTTTACAAGGTACTGCTAGTTGGGCTATGAATGTGGTAAATGATTCATCCGCTATAAGAGCGTTTAGTAGTAGTTTATATAGTATAAGACCAGCAGCTTTAGTACCAGATATAACTTCTTATGGATCTATATTTTTATTATCTGGTTCTGGGGTAAATTCTACTAATGCTTATAATGATATTTTTATAGGTAGTTATAGTGGATTTGGTGCAACTAATACAAATAGATGTATATTTTTAGGAACAGATTCAGGATATGGATCTACATCTACACAAAATTCTATTTTTATAGGACAATCTACAGGTACATCAGCTACTTCAGCAATTGAAAGTATATTTTTAGGTTTAAATGCTGGATCAAATTCTAATGGTATTACAAGATCTAATTTTATAGGGTCTAATGTTGGTAGTTCAACTAATGCAAGTTATTCTAATTTTTTCGGTTATGGAACTGGATTTTTAGCTATCAATGCAAGTAATTCTAATTTTATAGGATTGTATGCTGGTTATCAAGCAACTAATGCGATATATTCTAATTTTATAGGTAATCAAGCTGGTTATCAAGCAACTAATGCGGTATATTCTAATTTTATAGGTACATTTTCTGGATTTGGTTCAATTAATTCTTCATATAGTAATTATATTGGTTATTTTGCAGGAGTTAATTCACCTACTTTAGGTTCTAATAATATTATTATTGGAACTAATATTACATTACCAGATTCAACTAGTGATGGAATTAATATTGGAGGATTAATATTTGGTACTAATGCATATAATATTCTTGTAGGTAATCCATCATCAGGTCCTGCTTTTGGTAAAATAGGTATTAATCAACCTAGTCCTAAATATTCTTTAGATGTATCTGGTAGCGGTAATTATTCAAACAATCTAATAGTAACTGGATCTATAACTACAAGAAATAGCTTATCAGTATCTGGATCTATATTTGGAAGTGGTAGTATAAATATCTCTGGATCTTTGACTGCGTCACTTCAACAAGGCTATGTATGGGTAGGAGGAGTTAATAATATTAGTACTTTAGTATCAACATCTTCTTTTGGTAGTGGTAATATTCCAACTCCTGTTATTACTAGTTCTTTTAATACTATTTATAGTTTATTTCCTGCTGCTTTAGTACCAACAAATCATGAAGCTGATTCAATATTTTTAGGTTTAAATTCTGGTCAAGGAGCTTCTGATACATCTAATACCATATTTTTAGGAACTAATTCAGGTATAGGTACTAGCAATGCTTTTACATCAAATTTTATTGGTAATCAAGCAGGTGCATATGCAAATGCAGCTCTTAATTCAAATTTTATAGGTAGTAATGCCGGGTCTACTGCAGCAAATGCAGCTCACTCAAACTTTATAGGATATTTTGCAGGAGATACTGCTACAGATGCAAGCTATTCTAATTTTATAGGAGCGTATGCTGGTCAAGCAGGGGCTCCTAATTCTAATTTTATAGGTAACCAAGCAGGTAGATCTTCTACGAATGCAACCTTCTCTAACTTTATTGGTAATCAAGCAGGTATGTATGCTACATATGCTAGTAGTTCTAATTTTATTGGTAATCAAGCGGGATTTAATGCATCTACTGCAGCATATTCAAATTTATTTGGTTATTTAGCAGGAGCTGCAATTGGAGGAAATTCTATAGGAACTAATAATATTATTATAGGAACTAATATTACTTTAGAAGAAAATAGACAGGATTCTATTAATTTAGGTGGTATTATATTCGCAACAGGATCTCACTCAGATGTTAATGGAAATCCATATTCAGGATCTGCTAATGGTAAAATAGGTATTAATATTTCTATTCCTCAATATGAATTAGATATATCTGGTAGTGGCCAATTTACAGGTAATTTAATACTAACTGGATCTTTAACTGCATCCCTTCAAGAAGGTTATGTGTGGGTAGGAGGAGTTAATAATATTAGTACTTTAGTATCAACATCTTCTTTTTCTGGAGGTGGATCAATTTCTACATCTGGTTCAACCTTATACTCTACTAATCCTCTTACTAATGAATTTAATACAACTAATAGTGTATTTTTTGGAGTTAATGCTGGATCAAACTCTAATAAAGCGTATGAATCAAATTTTATAGGTAATGCCGCCGGGTCTAGTGCAGCTAATGCAAATAATTCTAATTTTATAGGTAGTTTAGCCGGAGCATCTGCAACAAGTGCAAGTAATTCTAACTTTTTTGGAATTTTTGCAGGGTGGCAAGCAACTAATGCTAGTAGTTCAAATTTTATAGGGTGGCAAGCTGGTAATCTTGCAGCTAATGCAAATAATTCTAATTTTATAGGTAGTGTAGCCGGAGCATCTGCAACAAGTGCATCTGGATCTAATTTCATTGGATATAGAGCAGGATCAAATGCAACAAGCGCATCTTTTTCTAATTTTATTGGATATAATACAGGCTATTATGCAAATCAAGCAGCATATTCAATATTAATTGGTTATGGTGTAGGTAGAAGCTCTAATATGGGATCTCATAACGTAGTATTAGGTACAAATGTAAATGTAGGAAATAATGCT